TAATAAATAAAAGGACCGAGGCCGAAGCCCCGGTTCTTTAGTATAAACAGTGCTTATTTCATTAACATGAAATTGTTAGCACCTTGAGTAATTAAACATCTTTCAGTCAACATGTGTAATTGCATTGCATCTAAAGCAGATGTAGCAGCTCCAACCGAACCAGTAGTCCAAGTCTTCATTCTTCTATCATCAGTTTGAGAAGCTCTGTAACGTACGTGTAAGAAAGGTCTTTTCATGCTTGCACCAACAGTTTGATCATAAACTGAAGAAGTACCAGCTGGGATCATAACCCCTCTAATAGCACCTGTACCAGCAGCAGCGTTGATACCACCTCTAGTAGCTTTGTCATTTAAGTATCTCATGTCAGACTTGTAGAAATCGTAAGATCCACGTCTGAAACCAGTAAAACCTAAATTCAATGCCATATCTTCAGAGTTGTTAAATACACCGTAAGACGTACCACCAGCACCGTAAGAATTCATTGAAGCTAACATATCGTCCATAGCTAAGCTAGTGTTTCTGTTAACAAACATCATGTATTCTTCAATAGCACCTTGCTTGTCAAACTCAGCTAAGATAGCGTCAAATTCAGCTAAATCAGTAGCAGCATTAACACCAGTAATACCAGTAGTAACATTACCTCTGTCTTCAATAGCGTCAAATAAACCTTGAGTACCTGTAGCATCACCATCATTTCTTAAGAAAGAGTCAACAGTGTTGTTACCAGTAGCTTTAACAGATTCTAACATAGACATCTCAACGTAATCGTTAAAACGAGCTCTAGTGTCAGACTCTGCTTTTAAGTACCATAAGTAACCTCCTTGACCACCTTCAGTAGAAACTTCAACCCAACCAATTCTTGAAGAGTCAGATCCTGAGATCTCGTAGTAATCTTTCATTATAATTGGTTTGTTTTGGAAAGTTTTGAAAGCAGGCTCATTAGCACCTCTAGTATCAGTAACAGTAGTACCATTAGCTGCAAGATAACTTGAAGCTTTTGCGTACTCAGAACCATAAACTAATATAGTTGTTCCATCAACCGTAGATAAAGCGTCTATTGCAACACCATCGTAAGGTAAAACTGATATAACAGCAGAAGCTACAGCGTCAACAAAAGCTTTAAATACACCGTTAGCGTTAGATATTAAAACAGTATCGTTAACTCTAATACCATGATCAGCAGCTGTAAATCCAGTTCCATTACCATCAATATCTTTAGTGACTGTAAATTCGTTAGAACCAGACATTGCACCAGTATAAGATAAGTGTAAACGACCTTGCTCAGACCAAACAACTTGGTCAGCAGTCATCGCTTCTTCAGCCCCAACTTGTGCTAAGAAACCTGAAATAGTTCTCGGTCCGAAAACTTCAGCTTCTTTTTCCATTAGGTCTGGTAAATATTGTTGTGACCAACCAGCATTCGAGCTGTTAGCCAAATCTAAGTAGTTTGTAGCTAGTGTTTGCTTCTGTGAAGCAGGTACACTATTCAAACTAAGTCCTCCATTAATTGCCATAATTTGTAATTTTTAAATTTATAATTTATTTATTGTTTTTGATTTTAAACTTAAAGCTAGGAGAATCATCGCTAAGTACTCTTACTTTTGGACCGCTAGTATTGTCATTTGAAAATGATTTTCTAGGATCCATACTTACATTTTTAGATTTAGCAACGCTTTCTTTCAAAGCATCAACTTTACCTTGTTCGTAAAAGTGATTAGCAATAGCATCAGAATTCATGGCTGTAAATAAAGATTTATGATAACCTTTAGCATCTGTTAAAGATAAATTTTTATCTAAAAACTTTTTAGTAAAATTTTCTAAACTACTTTGGGTTTGCTTTACCTCAGCAACATTTTTCACATTAAACCTATATTTTTTATCTCCGACGTTGTATTCAAAACCTTTGAATTTATCGTTAAAAACCTTATCAGTTTCTTTATTAAAAATATCTGTGTTTGTTTTTGCTATCTTTTGAGTTTCTTCCGACTCTTTGTTATATCTATTAAAGAAGTTTACAGCTTTTTGTTGTTCTTGAGTCAACTTTGACCCAGCTTTAATTTCTTCATAGTATTTGGACTTTTGCCCGTCCAGATGGGCTTTAGCGCTGGCAACTTGCTCTTTTAACGCTATTTTTTTCTTTTTAACATCTCTTTCTTCATCAACTTCTTCGTCATACGAAAATGAGTCTTCAATTAAAAACTCTATTTCATCTGATGTTAAATGAGATTTTGTTTGTTTATAGTATTCTCTTAATACTGTCATATCGTCATAACTAGAAAAATCTTGGTTAAGACGTACGTAATCTTCGAGTGTACCACCAGTTTCTTCCATAAAATCTACAACTTTTTGTAAATTCTCAGGTAAAGCTTTACCAGTTTCTTTAGCTTCTATTATTTCTTCTGCTAATTCTTCTGTTTGCTCTTGAACTTCTTCCTCAGTAACTTCTTCTAATACTGGGGCTTCTTGTGCTTCAGCTTCCGGTTGTACTTCTTCTTGTTTTTCTGTGGGCTCGGCATTATCAAGCTCTGTAACCACTCCCTCGTCGACAGGGTTATCTTCTTTAGTTTCATCTTCTTTTGGTTTGTCTAAATTAACAACGTAATCGCCGTCTTCATTAATGTTTGGTTTTTTAGTTTCTTCAACTGGTTGTTCAGTTGCTTGTGTAGTTTCTTCAACTACGTTTTCTACGTTTTCTTCCATAATATAATATAATAATAATTAATAATTTTAACTAGGATTAAAGCTGCCTAAATCAAAGCTCCCTAATGTATCATTACCTGCAGACTCAAAGTTTTTAGGCCCTTTGTCTGTATTTCTTTGATCTATCATTTCACTTTGTTGTGTAGCTTGAATTTTAGTTCTTTCGTCTTTACGATCTTCTTTTACTTTTTCTTTTTCTTTTATAACTTGAGCTTCTGCAGTTTTTAACTGCATACTAAGCTCAAACTCCATTTGCATTAACTCTTTTTTATGCATTACTTCTTGCTGCATTCTCATGTTTTCTATCTCAGCTTTCATCTGCTCCATTCTCATGTTGCTAGCAGTTATTGCTTCGTTCTTCTGCATCTCTGATTGAGCAGCGGCTTGAGCAGCTTGTTGATTTGTTTGAGATTGCATCTGCATGTTTCTTTCTTGTATTTGTTGATCTTTGGCTTGTTTCTTTTTTCTACGTATTTTTAGTAGTTGATTAGCAAGCTTAATATTTTTAATCTCTCTAAGATCAATAGCATCTTCTAACTCTATGTTTTGTTGTTGTAATGCCATTTGTATATTGTTTTCAAGCATTGCTTTTTCTTCTTCATCTGGTTGCAGCTCTATAAATATACCAAAATCATATAAATGTAATTCTTTTAATTCTTCTAACGTAGCAACATTATGAGCACCTATTTGTTGTATAAAAGCATCTTTAGTTGGTGAATACTCTATAACGTCTGATATTCTAAGCGATAAACATTGAGCAGCTTCAGATGTTAAAAATAAACCAGACTGTAGTATATGCCTTGTAGCTGTATTAGAATTAGCAGCTGCAATTTTTTGAACACCTACCAAAGCATTTTTATCCGGTGTACTACCGTCTCTAGCTTCGTTTAACCCGGTAACGTCTCTAATCATTTGTAAATAATAATTGTAATTACCAATTAAAGACTGCATTTTAGCCCCACCATTTCCACTAGATATTTCTTGTATTGGTACTTTACCTGGGTTCATATCACCTTCGCTTGTAAATGATCTACCAATTATACTACCTGTTTGAAAGAACATGTTTAAAGCTTCTTGTGGATTATAGTTCGTACCATTACCTAAATCTATTTCAGCAAGACCATCAGCATCTAAGTATATACCATCTGGTACCATACGAGATAACACTTGTTGTAACTTTAAATGTGTTAGTTGTATCATATCTGCAAAACCAGTAATACGCTTAACTAAAGATTCAATACGACCTTTATACATACGTGGAGCAACAATGCTATAATTCATTTTAACTTTTGTATGATCACTTTTAGGTCTCATCATGTTTTCAGCCAACTTCCACTTTAATAATTTTTTAGTACCAAGAATTAAAGCGCCTTCATATAAACACTCGTATTTTTTACCTATTTTTTCAAAGTTTGTATTTTTATCGTTTGGAGGATTAAAAGTGTCTGTTTTTTCAATAGCTTTGTTACCACCACTACCAGTTTCTTTTATTTTGTAAACTTCGTTTTTAAAAGTTTTGTAATTAAAATATAAAACTTGAATTTTGTTACCGTCCTCTTCTCTTAAATTACTATGTGTTTTATTGTAGTTTTTTTGATGATAGTTTTGGTTTTTAGTTATATCTTCTAGTTCATCTTGAGTTAAATCAGGAAATTGTTTTACAAGCTCGTTTAAAGGTATTGTTTTAACTTCACCAACATAATATATATCTTCAAAGTATGGAGATTCTGAATAAGAGTAAACTAAGTTTACAGGGTCGACATAATCAATAGTAATACCTTCTGATGTATTAAAGTTTGTTTTAACAGCACCAATACCTAAAACTGTAAGATCGTAATAAAATTGTTTTTTAATTAATTCGTATCTATTACCGTCAAATAAAACGTTTAAAGCTTGTTCTTCTGCAATTTCAATAGCTTGTTTATAACTAAGCTGCATGTGTAACTCAAGCTCTTCTTTAGTTTCAGGTAGCTCTACCATTTTACTTTTACGAAGATTAAGCCCCATTTCTTTTTCAGCTATACTATTAATCTCTTTGTTTTGAATATCTTTTAAAGCGTTATTCATAAACTCAGTTCTTTTCTCAACACCATAAGGGTCTTGTGAATAAGCTTTTATATCGTATGTTCTTTCTGCAATACCATTTACAACTATATCTACAAACTTAGGTATAATAGGTACCGGCGTCCAGTCTAAATTTAAGTAAGATAAATCACCGTTTATAGATAATTCATCTTTATATTTTTGTATTGATTGTTCTCCTCTAGCGTATAATCTAAGACTGTGAAAGTTGTTGTGATTAGTTCTATACTTGTTACTTCCGTTTTCTACATTAAACCACTCTCGCTCTATAGCTTTAGCTACTCTAAAACCATACTCTAGCGAATCTTTTTCGCTATCGCTAACTGTTTGGCTTGGAAAATAATTGTTTATAACAGACTCTGCCATATTTATTCTTTAATTAATTTAGATGTACTACCGTTGTTTGAGTACTTAGCAATACTTATGTTTAGTTTAGGTTTTTGTATTGGTGCGTTTGGTCTATAAAGATGTTTGTTACAAGCCATGATAGCTAATCCTGAGCTAATAGCAGCATCATGCTTTGTTCTTTTGTTTATATCAAACTTAGCCCAGTCATTTAGTAGTTCGTTAAAATACATATTACCAAAACTACCATCTTGTTTCATACCTACATGATCTTGTATATACATTTCAATTGCTGCGGCGTGAGCTTGTTTTATATCTTCACTTGAGTTTGGTATTCCACCTACTTCTTTTTCTGCTGTAGATAGTTTGTTCCATATTTTATCAGGTCTATTCATACTAAAACCTCTGTAACCACGTCTTCGTAAATAGTACAATAGACGAGGTTTATTATTCTCTGCAAGTATAGGCATCCCGTAAAATACTAATGCCATTAGAACGTCTTCAAAG